TTTATGGCACCGCTGCATGAGTAAGATTTGCCAAAAATGTAAAGGCAACGGGTTTCTGCGCGATGGCGAAGTCATTACCCTGTGTGAGTGTTGCTGCAAAAAGCCTAAGCAAAAAAAACAGCAACCCACCAGGCTATCAACCTTGGCTATTGCTGGACATTTGATTAGCAAAGACCGTGCGAAACAATACGGTTCTGCCTCAAAAAATTTCGATGATATTGCTCGCCTCTGGTCGGCCTACTTAGATCAAGACCTTACAAAAAGCGACGTGTCTTGCCTCTTGAGCTTGCTCAAGATTGCCCGACTAAAACGTAACGCAAACCACGAGGACAGTTGGATTGACCTTTGCGGCTATGCCGCTTTGGGGTCTGAAATTTCTGACGAAAGCGAATAATCTAAAAGCAAGTCTTCGAGATTACCGGCAAACTTCCGCGCAATCTCCTCACTCTCAAAATTAAATGCTATGCCGTCACCGAGCGCGTCTTCAAAATACACGTCGGTGCCTTCCTGGTTTGGTTGGTTTTCTATTGTTATTTTGTATTTGTGCATTACCGTATAATCATATGAGGGCATATGCAAAAAGAAAGTCCGTTTTGTGGACTCAGGCCGCGCTGCGGCCTAAAAATCAAAGCTGAGAAAACCTAAGTTGTTGATTTAGTTAAATTGCTGGTTTTTTTTCGAGGCAATCAAGTCCACAAAAAGACCCTTACGTACTCAAATTACGTCTTTGATAACCTCGTTGTATGCGCTCTCATAAGTCTTACGAGTCTTTTCAATGTCATATGCTCTCATGCTTCCCACCGTTGACCCATGTTGCAGCAAAGCCATATCGGTCATTCCATATACTCTTCGGAGCATTCCCACTAGCTGTATCGTTTCTTTTTTAAAAATCATTTTTAACAGATTGAACCAGTAGTCGTCTTTGGTTTCATCGCTTAACTCATATGTACCTTTTTTACGTTGAGTTAGAATATTTTCTTTTAACGCTTGCGCCAAAAAATTTGTTACGACAGTCTTTTTTACGCCATATCGTTGTGCTGTGAGTATGAGATTGCCTGTCGTTATTGGCATATTGTTGCTAAATTTATTTAAACAGACTCTTAATATTGTTAGATAGGTTGGGTTTTGCGAAAACGACCGAAAACTCTTAGATACGCCTTCATCAGTTCGCCGCTCTATGACAGATAAATTGAAAGCGGTTGTCACTGAGTGCAATTGCCATCGGACAGCCTTTATAATCCCGAATAATTCTGCAAAGTTTTCTTCGTTTGAAAGTGCTTTGTACTCTTCAATAGTATCAACACTTGCCATCACCTTTGCTCTCGCGGTCATGCTTTTACTTTTTCGTGCCAACCTTTTTTGTATTCGCGTTAATCGTTCTCGTTGCTCGTTTTTCTCATTAGCTTCATTTTGTAAAGCTTCTATTTTCTTCCGAAGCTGTCGATTCTCTTCAAGTAGCTCGTGATATTTTTGCTCTTGTGTTTTCTCGCGTTGCGGAAACTGTTTGATATTATCCATTTTGACTTACTCCCTGTTTTATCATTTGCAGAGCTCCGGCTAATTGTGTGTCTCGCCGTGCGGACTGCATCCAGTGACCGTAAACATCTCGAGTCAGCATGATTGAAGAATGTCCCATCACCGTTGCAATGACGCTATCGGTCCACTGCAAATCAAACAATAGCACACTGGCATAGAAATGCCTCAGATCGTGCCAGTTCATTTTGTAGTCGCCGTCTCTTAGCTCGTCTTGCAAGCCAGCCTTTTTTATTGCTGGAAACAATCCAACCTTTCTCCACCGATTGATCGGGGGATAGCCACCGTCAACATATGGAAACACAAGATTCTGTTTGCGTTGCCTTTGAGGCTGCTGCTCTTTCCATGCCAAAAGTCTTGCTTTTAGATCAGCAACCAGCGGCACGAGGCGATTACCGGCTTCGGTTTTCGGGGCTCCCACATCACCGTCTTTTTTCTGTGCCTTGTTGACCCGAACAACATTGTTTGCAAATTGAATATCATCCCATGTAAGCGCAACCTGTTCGCCACGTCTGAGGCCGGTCCATGCCGCAAACTCCATGATAAGGTCAAACGGCTCTCCGCTCATCTGTAACTGTTGGTTGTGGCCTCTCAAGCTTGCCTGTTCACCGTTCTCTATTATTGCAGCAATAGCGGCCTGAGAAATACGTTTAGCCTTGCGCTTGGTTTTTTTGGGCAGACGTATCAATCTTTCGCCTAGAGACCCGCACGGATTATATTTCAGCGTTCCTTGCACCACGCCAAACCGCAGGGCGCGTGAAAAAGCTGAGTACATATGACGGCCCGTTTTATTCGCCCGGCCCTCAAATATTTGCGGCACTAGGTGATGCTGTATGTCACCGCTTGTTAGTTGATGTACTGGGATGTTGCCGACCCGCGTTTTGTCAATGAGCATATCTGCGGCTTGGTTTAGATAATTCTCAAGTGCGTGAAAATAATTAGGGCTGATCTCTGACGGCACACGTCTATTTTCAGCATGAAGAAAGCTGCCAAATTTTTCCGCTGCACCAACGAGCGTGTCGAAGTCTTTTTGTTTGGAATTATCAATGAATGTTTCGTCGGCGAGACGCTCTTGGGTATGCTCAAGTATTTTTCTGGCCTCGGCCAGTGTTTTTGCGGTGGGCTGACCCCCGCCATATTTTCGCAGATCGATTCGGTATACGTCTCTTTTTTTGTGCTTAGTTATTTCTTGCGGGATGAAAGCTGGCACAATTTGTCTCCTACGTTTCGGCCTTAATCGTTACTATTAGTAAAAAAAACTTACCATAGCAACAATTTTTAAGGCCACGGGTGCAAATGTGTCAGATCGTCATTCTGTCTCATTGTGGCAGATTTGTGGCAAACGACCTAACGATGTCCGTTAAGCCGTTGTTTTATATGGGGTTTTAGTGGCGGGAGTGACGGGACTCGAACCCTTGAACAACCATTAATAGAATCAATGACTTAGCGTTATGCCACTGATAACACAGGCAACAGAAGGAAACAACAGGAAACAGAAGGAAACTACTGACGACGCTCATTGTGGCAGATTGTGTCACATTGTGTCAAAACCCGTCTCCTTGCGATAGCAGCCTACGCTTTTTACGAGTGCGCCTTTGAAGGTTTCTCGACCGAAGGCGTGCAGCGCATAAATATTGTTTTCCACATGATCGCGGCACTGCTCCAAACTGTAGAATACTAAGGGCTTGCCGTTCATGGATTCGACCCGCAATGCATCGTCTTCTAAGGTCGCAAAGCCCACATACATTATTATGATTATCTCGTACATGAATTAGTGAACCCACCTGCTTGACCATATGCGCGGCGGTCTCCCCGCTGGCATATTGTGATTGGGTGGCAAGACCGGCGAGGTTCTAAAGACACATTCGCTTTCGAGGCGCGTCACTCTTTTCTCAATAGCTTTGTCTTTGTGCCAGCTATAAATAGAGTTTGCTCCACCCGCCGCCAAAAGCGGTAAGCAACCGCTCACAAAAGCACACGTAACCACAATGGTAACTATTTTAGAAATAACGCCCTCTCCGCATATCTTCGCCTCAACAAACCTGCCAGCACCCGACCACCGGCAAATTTCCATCTCAAGAACTCATCCGCGCAATCTTCTTCACGGTTAAATTTTCGCCGCATTGTGCTTGATTGGAAGGCACCGCCACCGACATTAAATGTGAAGCTCACAAAAGCCGAAAACTGATTTGCTGTGACGGACACATATATAAGACGCGCCACCTGGCGTTCCGCATGAGCAACCTCTCTCGCCAGCAACACTTTTGCTTCATCTTCTGTAATTTGCCTGTGGCTCATATTAAGCTTTTGGCCGTCAATCCCGTAGGTGCTCCCATATCCTATTGTTGGCACACCCGCAGCGCATTTGTATGGTTCAAGCTTTAAGCCCTCAAAGGCGCGAATAAGGTTGAGCCCAGCAGCGTTTGTCTTCATGGCTTTGCTCTGAGCCCAGATTTGACCCTGCGCTTTTTCTTTTTTGACGGTGGAGTCTTACGGTGTTTTGGCTTGCCGAATACATACGAGCCAATAGTCAAACCGGCTGCATAGGCAAGCACAACTAAAAACAAGACTACGGTAAAAGCAGTCTCAGTCATTTCTTGCCGAAAACCCGCCCACCAAACCAGAACGTCACTATGCAAGAAAATAGTCCGTTGATCTCTGAACTCCACACCAACTGACTAGCCTTAATAGCAGACATGCCCTCATTCAGCATGATGATGTAAGCGCTTATTTCGACAAACAAAAAGAGCAACACAAACAAGTATGTGATTACAGGCCGCACACTGGCACGCAGACCATCAATGAATTTACCGCCGCTAATTTTTGAATCGTGCTGATGAATCGTTTCCACTTCGCGGATCTCGGCGTCAAGCGCCATTTCCTCACGCTTGTTTTGCGCCATCGCCGCAAGCATTTTAAGCTCGTGTTTGTTGTCTTCTTTTTTCTGGAAGTAGTCCATTATTTTCGGCAAGAACGAGGTAGCAAACCCGAGAGCCGAACCTATTAAAGTAAACATTAGACTACGCTCGAATAGCCGATTACGCACCCCACAACAAAACAAGCTCCACATTTTATGAGGAGCTTTTTGTTTATGGTTACATAATCAATAACTAAGTCTTTGTAATATTCTATGTGTTTCATAGTAACCTCATTAGTTTGTTACTCAGCAGTTCTAGTGCTGGACACCGGTGGATGTTTGGAATTGTGAATGTGGATTATGTGATCGACATCTTTACGTAAATGCTCAACCTCTGTCAGCAGTTGTGCCATCTGCATCTGATCTCTACGCAGGTTTTCGGGGCTGGACATTTTCGCTAGCACATCAAGCCTTTGTTCCTGCGTCTCTGTGACAGTCCAAAGCTTGTCGGCCCGTGCATCGCTTTTGCGTAGGCGCGTTTCAATGTCCTCAAGCTTTTCGGTAATAATTTTTATGTTTGATTTTGCGACTGCCATAGCGCCAGCCACTGACACGAGCATACCTGCCACAGTCATTACTAATCGTAAGTCAATGGTGCCGTCCATTACGAAAACCTAATTTTGGAACTGAATATCTGATAGGTCAGCTTTGTTCACTGTGAAACCGGACACGCAGAACCGCAAAGTTTCCGAAGTGCCTGTCCACGTTTGCACGACACTACCAGCAATAGATAATGTTAAAGTTGTGCCGGTTCGCTGCCATTTAAATTGGTCGTTTACACTAAAGTTTATTGAGGATGTTTTTGATGTGCTGCCCTCAAAGGTTTCAATGTTGCGAGTGCCTGTGGTTGCATCAAACCAATAGCTATTGCTCATGCTATTCAAACCCTGCATGAATGCGGTTTGTGACCACGTAGAGTCTTCAGTTATATCAAAAAAGCCGTAGCTTGAATCTGTGTTTCCACCCATATCTCCGGTCTGGGTGTATTGCCAAACAAAATCACCGTCTAAAACTGGAGCAGTTGCGTGTTTTATGCGGATATTATTAAACCCGCCGCCGGTAGTTGCGGTCTTAGATATGTCGTCATTGGATCTAGTCCAGTTGGCAAGACCTTGAACGCTGCCGTCCCACATGGCTGCTGTAATGCTCGTCAACGCACTTAGCCCACCGCTCACGCCAGCACCAAATCCAATCAATTGTGTGGTCTGCAACATCAGAAGGCGTCTCGTAAGTGTTTCTGAAACGCGGCTACATCAAGCGCACTTTTGCTTTCCAGTGCGCGTATGCGGTTTTCTTGATCCATTGCCAACTTAAAAAACACGCTGACTGGCTGTGCGTATTGTGCATCTTTATTTGCGGCAATTTCAGATTCGCTTAGTGCTACCGCTTCCCAGTCCTCTACTCTCTTAGATGATGATGGCACGTCAACCGATAGATCTGACAGATCTGGTTGAGTAACTATTGCATTTAGTTTGTGCGTGCTGGCGTCATATTCAGGCGCATTCTTTTTATCTAGCTCAATCCAAACTTGAGGCTTGTTAAAAACGCGCTCAAGCTTGTCTTCAGTGCGTTTTTTCAGAACCTCGCCGGTTGCCCGGTCAATTTTTACCCATTCAGTCATCACGAGTCCTCACCGCTATCAAGTTGGAACAAAATTTGCAAGCCCAAAAGCACGCAGTCTTCCGTCATGTCGTCGGCTGATACATCTCTGCCGATCCTAAAGAATGTAAGCGTGTCGGCTGCTGCTGACGCTATTGTGACGTTGCCCGACACGGCACTGATTCCGATATCCTCAACGGTTCCAGATATGGCCTGCGTGACGGCGACGGCGGTCCCGTACGCTACGTCTATCGTTGCGTCGTCTGCTACGCTTACACCTTGCAAAGCGAAGCTGACGGTATCTGTACCGTCTGTCGCAGCCGCGTCTGTGACCGCAAAGAAATAACGAAACTGGATTACGCCTTCGTCCCAGCTTTTAGGAAAGCCGATATTGAACATTGCAAATTCGTCAGAAGCGCCGTCGAACAAAAGACCCGAAATGTCTGGTCTGCCGCTTGTTGTTACAACGTCCGTAATAGCGCCACAGCCGTTTGATTTTTCGGGCCGCATCGCAGCCGCTGGCACATAGATTGTGTGCTTGCCAATTACGCCGCCTTTGCTTGCCAGTAGATTGCCGGTGCTGGACGAGAAAAAGGCACCGCTCGTCACGGTGCTGCCATTGCCGATAAGTATGTGGCCGTCGGTTAAAGAGGTCACGCCAGTGCCGCCATTCGCGGCTGGCAGTGTACCGCTGACCGCAGTTGCAAGTGGCACCTGGCCGTAAGCCGGATCAGTGCCATCCGAAATAATCACACGGTTCGCTGCGCCGACACCTAGGCGACTGGCTGCAGATGCACCCTGAACGATGATGTCGCCGCGCGTTGTCAAGGTGTCGACGCCAGCTCCAGCGGCTCCAGTGGCACCCGTTGGCAAACCTAACGCAAGAGCGCCGGTAGCATTGTTAAAACTCACCGTAGGTGATCCCCCTGCGGCAACCGCGCTGGCAGTGACTGACGAGACTCTGCCTGTAGTTGCTTGTAAGGTGTTTCCGTCTGATGAAAAACCAAGCAAAAGGTCGGCTCTTGCCGACGCGCTATCTGTAAATTCTGACGTTGTAATAGTATTGGTTTTAGACACTTTAAAAGAGCGGTCTAACTCTTCTTGTATGCCTTGAGCAATAAACGTTAATCGGTCAAGGGCATTTTCATGACTGTCCGCAGGAAACGGATCGTTTTCCACAAAGTCTGTGCCTTGGGTCAGGGTCAGGTTTCTCCGAATGACCACAGTCTCACCACTGGCCGGTGTGTTGCCGCTTGTGAAAGTAACTGTCCCGCCGCTCTCTGACCCAGCGCCAGAGACCGTGTAATGGGTGGTCAGAGTCTTAGTTGTTTCTGCCCCTGTGCTTGCGCGTATGATGACCTGCAAGTCTGCGGCGGCGAAGATTTTAAAACCGTAGGCAAAGGCAGTAGTGCTACCATCACCGTTATGGCTGTTTTTCGTCGATGTGCTACTAACGCTCATATTACATTCCTGACATTGATTCTTTATCAATTATGATTTGATGGAGGTCTGGGTTTTTACTCAGCAGAATTGGCACTGCTTCGTCATAGTAACTATCTTCAAGGTTTGTAATCAGAGTTCTTTTTTCACTATCATCGGCTCCTAAATAATTCTTGCTGCTAACAAGCGCATCAAGTGCCGGTCTAAAAGGTAATTCTATTCTTTGTGTATTATTGAAAATCGTAACTTCGTTTTTCGCAGCGTTTGTCCATTGAGACATCATCGCTTCTGTTAAGCGAACACCTTGTAGTTGATTTCGGTTAAAACGTAATGGAGCACCCAAACGAATGTGCTCTCTTTCTGCGAGTGTTAATTTTTTACCCTTTGAAACATTAAAAGGCAGAATCAAATTGTTCAAAGCTTGAATAGGATTTACATCAAACCGCACATTGGTTTCACGCGGTCTGCCCATTATGTCATATTGGATACCAGATTCTTTTTCATCAAAACCTAAAAGCGGTCTTTCGGTGGCAATACTTTCAAGCTCTGATAGGCTTGCAGTTAAAGCATTTTCTACGCCACCTTTTGGCAACCCAACCAAATCATAGCGCGGCTCCATTTTGCCGAAGTCATTTCGCTGGAATGGCACAATGTCCGAATTTTGCACATCTTGCAGAGTATATAGTGAGTATGTTGCACTCGGTTTACGTTGAACAGGATCAACGGCTTTTTCTATTGCACGCACCGCACTCGAATAAGGTAACGCACTTTGGAGAGGGCTTCGCGCTATAAAAGAGGCGTTGTTATACTCAAACGCTTTTACTACATCACCAACGCTCTTGAGCATCGGCATGTCTTTTACATAGTTAAAAGCAGCCCCTACTGCATTCGTCACAAGGCTTAGGGATTTTACGGGATCATTTGAACGCCGCATACCTTCAGCGGTAGAAGCCGCAATCCCAAGCATGGCACCAACAGGCTCAAGACCTTGGTACGAAACATATGTTAGAGGACCGTTTGCCGCCCCTGTTACAGGGTCAAAAATCGGCAAGTCATCGCCGTCTTCGTCTTTAGGCCAAGTATCCCCTTTGAAAACCATCGAGTATGGTTGCCACCCAGGCGGTAACAGTCTGCGCTGTTTTTCTTCGGAAGGCATGGCACCCGTGAGACGGCCATTTACAGCCATATTATGAAATTGATACATCGCACCCCATGTAATCGACAACCGGCCCATCATTTTTTGACGAGTTTTCGGGTCACTAAATGCACCTTTGTGAAATGGATGCAGACGCTCAATTACTCTAATAATTGCATTGGTTGGTGCTTTGACAAAAGGCATCAATAACTTGCCGAAAAACGGAACCCGCTGCACTAAACGGGTGACGTTACCAAGGGTGTTTAGTTCTGTAGTAAGAGTACTATAAGAAGCTGTGGCATCTAACTCATTTTGAAACGTTCTAGGATCCAGTAGCACCATTGCGGCATCGTCTTTTGCGGCTTGCACCTTCTTACCGGAATTTAAGCTTTTCATTCCCTGATTATATGATTCGGCGTACAACTCTCCGCGCATACCAATTACACGCCAAAAATCATCTGCACCCATTAATGCACGCCCGGGTATTCTTATGCCCTTGCCTAACGCATCCACAAACTTTGCTAGATTTGGAGAAGCTAACGGGTCTACTCCAAGGTTTTCTGCTGTAATTGACCGAAACTGTCCTGCCTCTACTTTATTTAAAGCGCTGGTGGGCATTTCTGTGCGAAAAGTCTGCCCCGCTGTAACCCATGCGTCCCGTATAGCGCCCGTCATTCCAAACATACGGGCAAAGGCTTGGCCTACATACACTCCATCTGCTGTTACTTCTCTACCTAGCGCCCGTTGCGCTGTACGCTCAACGCTTCCATAAACACCGGCGGCGACTTCTTCCGCGAGTTGCCACCCCATAAACATAGGTGTTGCAAGAAAATTTTTGACATGCGTTTTTGTCCAGCTTAACAGGCCATTGACATAAGCCTCGTGAAAGGCCGCTGTGCCGCGCCGTCCGATTGATTCCGCATATTTATGTAACGCTGTTGCACCACCGGTATTGTGTACATCGATAAGAGCTTCAGCAACTTTCTCAACATCGCGTGTGCCGCCCTCAAGTATATTACCAGATTTGTCACCGCCGGTAATTTCGAGAATTTCATCCGTTATCTTTGATCGCATTGCATCATCGGCACCAACTGGAATATTAAATGCTTGCAACGCCCTCGCTATTTCAGTCTGTGCGGACTTGACCTGCATCTGTATACCGGAATGAATCACCATTTGGCGGCGAAACTGCACCATCAGATTTTTGTCAATAATGTTTTGATTTTTATTGTCGGTAATTTTGTTTGCCATGTTGAGCAAACGTTCGCCGCTACGCACCATTAGTTTGCGTGCCGCCGTCATTTGGGCAGCGTTGAGCATACCCCCTTTTCTCTTTTTTAATAGTTCCCTAGTAAATCCAAGCTCATCTGCCAACAATTGAGAGGCTTGATCCAAGGTTTCTGGATTAGCTATTTTCCCTCTTTTGGCATCGGTGATTCCCGGCGCGTGTAGTTCACTGACATGATCAAACAACGATTTTACATCATCGCCTGTCTCCAGCTTATCAAAGTTAAAATCAATGCCATCATCAGAGCTTTTTACAAAACCCTCTACTTTTTGACGCTGAAGCGTGCGTTGTAAATCTGCTGCATCAATTTCCGATGCCGCACCCTTGTCGGTAGCACCGGCCCTAAGCTCACCGGTGTCTTTGTCGATATATCTAAGGTTTTGCTGCGCTGGCTTTTGTACCAACTCTGTTTCGCCTAATGCCTCTTGAGCTTTTTCAACCGTTGTTTTTGGCTGCAAAGCCTTTTCGGCACTAAAACCAGACTCCTCAAATCTTTTTTGCCCCTCTTCTGATAACAGTTTTGGCGCGACCTGTTCTTGTCGCTGACGGTATGAGTCAATTTCTGGCTCAAGCATACGCTCTTCATCGCGGGTAGGCACTGCGGGTGTGCCTTCTGGCATTGGCTTTGCGGTTTTAGGTGCCGCACGCATGGTATCGGCCATACCGCGCATAAGCTCAAAAATTTCTCTACCAAGACCCGCTACTTGCACCTCGTCATCAGGGCGCAAAGGCCCACCCTGACGCGAAGCGTCAAGTGCTCTTTCATCTATTGCCATGTAATACCTTTAGTTTGATGCGGGTTGATCAACCGGCATGTATTTTTTGTCTATTTTTTTGTCGAGATCGGTTCCGATTGTATTGGGCAGATTCTCAATTATTTGACCTTCATCTGTTTTCAAAAACTGTTTGGCCGCCTTGATACCTCCAATGGTTGTTCTGACAGTGGCTTCTGCACCACCGAGAAATAATAAGGCTTCAACTGCGTGCCGTGCGCGGTTTTCGTACTGGGTATCATCGATATCCGTAGCTAATAAATTCCGCAACGCCTTTGCTGCTTCGCTGTCTGTATCTTTGGAAATAAGATTAAACATGCTCTCGTCTTCTGGTGTCATTGCGACAAATCCAGCTATGGGCTCTGCTGCCACTGTTGCTGTAACAGGCGAAGCTCCGATGGATCTAAATGCCTTATATAAAAGCCCAACCGGCGCTAGCAACTGACCACCAATACGACCGATTGCCTCTCCTGCTTGGGCTGGCAAATTATTTTTTGTCAGGGAATCCGTAAATTTCTGGCGTCGTTCAAAAAATAAGTTAACTTTTTCGTTTTCAAATCCTGCTAAAGAACCAATATTTTTTACAGCAAGCAATATGCCGTATGGTATCGCCGCAAACGGAGCATTAAGAGCAACCTCCAGATCACCCAAACCAGCCACTTGGGTTTGCGTCTCTTGCGGCGGCTCTGGTTCTTGCTCAACGCGCACAGGGCCAAGATTCACGTATTGATTACCAATGCGCCCAAACTGCGTATTACCTAACGTTTCAACAGATGCAAAACTATTGGCATCAACATCTGTAAAATCAATAGACGAAAGTTCTTCAGCCGCCGCGTAATCATCTAAATTTTGGTCAAATTCGTTAATCATCTAATTACCAATCGCTCTTTTATACTCATTAATTAGACTAATTAAACTTATTGCCGTTTTTGGATCTGCAAAATTACGTGTTTTTGATTTTACTTTTTCCATCATCTCATCAGGCGTATCTTTCATGCTATCGATACCAAGACCTACGTGGTTCAAGGATCTCAAAGCGCCAGAAATTCGGCTTTGATAATAAAGTTTAATAGTGGGCGCATTTGTTTTTTTGTACTCTCTATGCAAACGTTTAGCTATTGATAGTGGATCAAAGTCCGATGATTGTTCGTTGGCTTTTATATATTCTATTAGAGAGATCTGAGCCTCAAAATATCCTGCTCTGGCAGGATTGTTTGCCTGCTCCATTACTGGGTCAACTGCTTCGGAGTAACCAAACAGCCGCTGCAATATTTTATGAGCGTCTTCACCGTCTCTGCGTTGTTTAGTCGTAGCTTCTCTTGGCTGTGCAGTTTGCTGAAGCAAACTTGTGTAATCACTTTTAGTCAAAGATCCTGATGACGCAAGTAAAGCAGACGGCGTTAAAAGTCCTGTTTTAGCCCTTATACTAAGTACTCTAAAAACCGAAGTGTCTGTTTGGTCTGCAAAAACATCTGTTTTAAACAGATTTTCAAAATTTTCTAATTTCGCTCTAGTATCAAAGTAGTTGGCAGCTTTTAGTTTCTCAAAAAGTTTTTCGGCTTTTGCCACTTGCTCAGGGTCGTCAAAATTTGTGTTAACAATCTGATTTCTATCTTTGTCATGTTGACGCTCTATATTTTTTTGCTCTTGCTCGGCCTGAAATCTTTTAAATTTTACTGCTTTTACATAGTTACTAAAAACACTCTGAGTTACTTTTTGCCTGTCCTCTGTGCTAATCTTGAGACCTTTTATAATCGGGTCTTCTAATTCACCACGTTCAAAAGCCGTGATTACGTCCTCACCATTAGGGCTGGTACGCGCAAGCTCACTAACTCGCGTTTGAGTAATTCTCTTGTAAGCATCTAATCGTTTTTTTTGTATGTCCTCTTGTTTTAAAAGACCCCTAGTGACTGCTTCCGCTAACCTATTATTTAGAGCGATTATGGAATTTTCCGCATCTTTAAAAGAATTTTTGGGATTACCAGCTACATCTATAGTATCAATTATATTTTTTTCTACATTTGCGTTTGCACTATCGACAACTCGTGCTCTGTATCTTTTATTAAAATCTAAAATGCTTCGTGCGTTTAAGGGACGTATTTCTTTTTTAAATTTATCACGAGCAAGACCAAACGGAATCTTGGCGCTATGTTTTTCCTGTAAAAGTTTTTGCTTGCGTGAAAATTCCCGTTCCTGATTTGGTTGAACCGGACCCGTCAAATTTTGTTCTTTTAGTGTCAATAGATCAGTCTGGTATTCTGTGGCAGCTTCTTTGGCTAAGGTTTCAGAGCTTGAATCCAACATTTGCTGCCCAAACTTAAACAAGGCGGCACCAGCTTTGGCGGTTTGTTGACCCGCTTGTGCTTCTGCCCGACCCGGCATAGTCAAAGCTGATACACTAATTTGAGCGTTGAGGGGGCTTGCCGCTACATCACTCACCACACGCCGCCTGTTTTCATACAATGGCACTCTCATTATGAAATAAGCCCTGCACCGCGTAAGTCTGTCCTAAAGTCACTACTTGCTATGTTCTGTGCCAGTTGCGCATAACCGGCTGTGCGTGCTGATCGTGCTTGGGTGTCAAACGCACGCGCTTGGGATGCCCCCTCCATTAGCGTAAGACGCATATTTAGCCTTTCGTTAAGCGCACGCTCTCTCAACTGACCGGACTTTGTGCGTCCCTCAAGATCCATAAACGCGGCCTCTTCGTCTGCCTGATTGGCATTAGCCATTAGTATTTCGAGAGGAGTGCCGGTCATAGATTGCACCCCTCCAGCCTTGCGGTAAACGGTGCTGGTGCGTGCTTGCACTTTACCAAAACTATTTCTAAATCTAATTATCTCACGATCTGTGGCCCTTCGCAGTGCGTCTGCTTGTTGCTCAAAAGCGATAGCATTCCGATTGCGTACCGCAGCATTAAACTTTGCACCCGCTCTGGTCGCACTAGCGGCACTTTGCATCCCTGCGGCCTGTTGTTGCGCTCCATAAAATGCAGTTCCCGCACCAGCGGCACTAACGCCAACTGCAATAAGACTTAATGTTGCTGCCTCAATTCCCATTTTTCACCCATGCATAAAGTTCGTAATCTTCTTTTAACGGCGTCATTTGCCGTATCGTGCCTTCGTGCTGCATATTAAGAAAAGCAGCCCACCGCGAAAGCTCAGGCCAATCGCTTTTCATATGCGCTTGAACGCGGTGCAGATCGTATGCGTCAGCGATTTGTGCAAAATGCGTTTTGACACTACGTGCCACGGCAACTTTGTGTTTCTCTATCTGTGCGCTAGCAAGTAGCCATGCTTCGCCCACTCCAGGCCAAAGCTCAACAATACCGGCAGAAAAAATCAGATGCCCGTTGACCAGTCCGCTTTTGCACATATCTGAATTTGTCAGATGCTCGTATGCCTTGAGCCCAAAGGACGGTCTGTTGCGGTCATCGTTCAATTCTTGTGACACAAGCTCGATGGCATGACCCGCATCAAACTGAATGAGCTTCACTGATCAAACGTTGACAACGTAGCAAAGACCGCCTGTACCACCATTGGCAAAGGCTGATCTTGCCTGATCGTTAACTGTCCGTCAGTGTCATAGTTTGAATTTAACTCAATTTCTTTGTCACCATTAAACATTGGTATAGCTACGTCCATGAGATCCGCACTTGAGCGGAACGGCACCACATCGAGATTGTTCGCATCACGACCCACTTTGAGGCCAACCGTTTTTTGCAGTCGCACCGTAACCTCGTTTATGCGCTTCATCTTACCTTGGCTTGTTCCCATCTGTGATCCCGCATCAACCCGCAACGTTCTTAGCGTGCTGTTGTATGCTAGACCTGCATGGGCTTTTGTGACATAGCGTTGCAGAGTCACGGCACCGCTGGCAACCGTAACGTCTGGATGGACAGAACCATCACCTAAAATGCTAACGGTCTCACCCTCGAGGTGTGACAAGCCGCTGAGACTTTGTGTTGCTTGAGTGACCGTTGCGCCGTTGTTATGAGTCGCTGCAACACCCACCGCGCCACGGGAGCAACCGGTAAGCTGGTTGCTGCTGTTGCCGGTGTAGGTAATGATCTCGTTATTGATTTTGACCGCTCCGCTCGACGGAAAGCTGCTGCTATCAATAAGCGTTATCGTGGTGTCGCTTGCCGATATGCTGTTGCTCAGGGTTGAGGACACACCGGTGAACGTCAAGCTTGAGTCTACAAAAACGGCGTCAGCAATGTCAGCCCCATGGTCAAAGTTCTTCATATACTCAATATACCGTTTGGTTGCCCGACCATCGGTAAAGTTTGTGATTTTCAAGCGCACAGCATCGCTCGTGGTGGTGACAGAGCTTTCATCGCCCTTCGCTACTCGCGTTATTGTAATTGCGTTGCTTGCCGGGTTTGCCGCTGAAAACTTAGAACTGTTGTCGTTGATGCAATTAAAAATATTATCAGCGGTTGTGTCATTGTTTGTGGTCGTAAAAAACTTGCCTGAGTCCGGTGTGCCGCTTCCTGAACCCTGACAGGTAAACGTTTCGCTGGTGCCGTCTGTGTCTTTAAGCGTAATTGTTGCGTTGGTTGCAATGTTTGCAAAATCAGTAACCGTGAGTGTGCATGTTGCTTGCGCTTTGAGGTCACGCTTCACGATGACGTACACTTCGTCCTCGTCCAGATCGCCCGGTATCGTCACTACGCGCTCAACAATCGCTGCGCCACCGGAAAAGCTGCCGCCTAGTATGTGGCGCGACCAGCCAAGAACCTGCTCTTCCGGTTTGTAGGTCACGCACGATAACTGACCGTCCGTTCTCACAGACCACATAATAGCATCGGGCTCCTGCTGAAAAGCAAGTTCTGTCAAGCCGGTTTCCGTGATGTGCTCACTAATTATGGTGATATCAGGGGCAATGTAGCCGTCCACATCAAAGTTGAATTTTAGCTCTCTAACCTTTCGTTTCGCACGCTGCAAAAACAACACAGAGTTACCGGCTTGTACCGGCGTGTGGTCGGCTGCGCCATGCCGTGTCTGCTGTTTTATTTGAATGTTTGTCGGTGTTATGGCTTCGTCCGTGCCACCGGCTCTGACAATAAACTCACCACCACTAGTGCCACAAATGAGGTTTCTTGTAGAAGCTAGAAATCTTATTACATTCACGGTGTTTGAGCCAATGGTATAGACCATTGCATCATCGTCTTCGACACCGGTCTCAAAGTTCTCAAAATCCCCGCCTTGCGAGAAAAAAATTGTTTGCGGCTGTTCGTCTGTACCAGCAAACACAAGACGCTCCTCATAGAAAGCAACAGCGCGAGGAAAGCCGGTGGTGGTTGAAAACGCTCCTAACGACCAGTTTGTAACCGCTTCAAGCTTACCGCTAACCGTAAAAGAGCTACCCGCGCTTTCGTCTGTAAGATCTGGGCCAGGAGCCAGCGTCAACACCGTGTCGGTAACATCGACTATTAAAAAGCCGTCTGTGGTGTTGTTGTTGCTCGTACCGCTTATAACAACTGTCTGACCATTTTTGAAGCCTTGGTCAATAAAGCCACCCGCCGAATCCTCAATCCGGTCATTGTGCTCAAGCCCTGTGCTGGATGGATCACCCTCGTGAAAACTGATGGTGCTTGCAGCGTACTCAGGCGCAATTTCAGACCTGCCGTCTTCAAGCTCTTGCACCGTACCGGCTACCGTGGTGGCGTTTGTGTGGCCGGTGATTTTTACAAAGCCGTCTTGGATTTTAACAAGCCGCCCCACATCGTTTGCACTAAAGAGATCTGCACTTGCTGTGATAGTAACTGTGCCGCTGCGCCCGTTGGATGTGAGCGTTGTCGTTGTCGTATTTTGGTCCAAGAACGGACCACGCAACAAATCAACCTCCGCAATCGTCCAAGCGGTGTGGCTTGTGCGTGTGATCTTTCGCGGCGCGTGATCTGGACTCACCACAAACATAACGTCAGCACTCTGAGCAAACTTGAGCCCGTCAAGTTGTGCAGTCGTATATGGAGTCGTTACCTCTACCGCCGAGCCGCTACTTGTGACCTGACCCCCGTCTTTATAGATACGGAAATAGGTATTCCCAAATTCAAGCACATAGGCTTGCTCTACATTGAATTCAAATGGCACGAGGCGCGTTGATGCAGAGCTTGTCTTGACCTCGGCTATGAAGCGCGTGCCGGGTCTGCGGCTTAGGCCGCCGTGCGGTTGCACCAAAAAATTCTCAACGGTCTCCGCACCATTTTCGTAGCGCGAGAGGTCTGTGCGCCCGAACAAACGTGGCGTGAGTTCACCCGCTGTAAAATTAGAAAATGCTTTAGAGACTTTTGCCATTAGAACCGGGACGCAATAAGTATATCGCTTTCTGAGTAGGTGGCACGCTCCATATTAACGACGTTTTCGGGAGTGCCTTCCGTTGCATCGACAAATCGCGCCTCTGACAATTTCTGTTCGTATAATTGATATAGCTGGGCGGTCAGACTCGCAGAGTTAACCAATGCGTAACTAATGTCACTGGCGAGACGGGCCGCCAAGGTCTCAAGCAACAGTTGATCATATTCATTAGGGTCCGTGACACGCGCAACATAGATCATTTTAAACGGTGTCGTGTTGGATAGGAGTTTGCGCCCCTCAACGCGATAAACTGTGTCGGGATCTTCTGGCCTTAACACTCTCAGGCAATACGGGTCACTCGGTAGCGTGTGCTGGCTGGTAAACTCAAAGGCTGGCGCATCGCTCTCTGCTGCCATAGAGGTGCGGCGTAAAAGGCAGTTCCATGGGTGTGCGCGAAAGGTTGCATCTCTGACAAACTCAAAGCGCTGGTTGCAGACTCGCGCAGCGCGGCTGTCCTCTGTAAGTGCAACAATATTACTCGCGCCAATCATGTTAAGTGCCGAGTTGCAGATATCTACGTCAGATGCCATTTTTTATCCTTAAAAAAAATGAGGGGGCATTTGCCCCCTCATAATTTAGTCAACAACATAGTGCATCACGAGTTCAATCGTGCCGGTGGCTGCCGCACCGGCGAGAGTCACTGTGATCACAAACTCGTTGTCAATGACCGACTGGTCAATATCAACGGCTGTGTTTGCACTAAGTGCTAGTGTAGCGGCTACATCGGTTCTCGCAGCACTTGACGTGCTTGTTGCAGCGAGATACTCGTCGCCATCGGCTGATACAGATGAGCCTGAGCTATCCGTATATGCCGCATGACCAACCGCTAATGTTGTCGAAGAACCTAGCGCATCATTATAGAGATACCCGCCGAGAATCCTCGCGCCTTGCGGCAACGAAAACATCTCAATGATATCTCCAGCACTGAGGCTAGAGGCTTCGTATTGGGCTTGCGCCACCCTAATGGAACCGCCAAGCTGGTTTGACTTGACAAATTCTTTCGGATCGTCCTGTGTAAGGTCGGTCCGAACATTACTGTAAACAGTAGCCATAGTTCAGTCTCCTTCCTTACTCGTTACAGGCAATTTCAACGACTTTGTCTTCTTCCATCATTTTGTGTTCACCTTGGTTCGTTAGACCAAGACCGCTTTCGCTGCTGAACGTCACCGCCCAGTTCAGATCATATCATCGTCTATGTAAGACGCTCGGCGCTTCGGCATCACTTGATGCCTACTCCATTTCTGGATGATCGTTGCACCTTCCAGCTTGCGCTGGCTTGGCTCAGAATTGTCTCTCGCGAGAGGTTCTCTGAGTTCACCGAGTTTTTCACTAGTGCGTTGCCGCACTAGGCCGCATGGATTTACGGGTCGCACCGAAGGTCGCACAGTAGTACACCTGGGTGGAATAAGACTTGTCGCTGCGCTCGTCGATTCGTGCCATCACATCCTTGCCTACGGCTAATTTTACGCCGTCTTGGGCGAAAGCATAACAAAGGCGGGAAGTGCCATCGTCAGACAATCGATTGGATACGATGAACTCGAAGCCGACAAAGCTTGATATGTCACCTTGAGCAAGTGCTTTCACGGTATTAAAATCACTGCTCGTGACTGTCGTGTTGTTGAGCAGATCTTCGATTTGCTCAGGGCTCACAACGATGAAACGCTTGATGCTTGGGTCCACACTATTGGCGTCAAGTTTCTTTTTACTTTCGACCAATTTTGCAATGGTTAATCCCGCACTACCATGCGCTATTTTTTGGCCCGAGGGAAACGCAGTACTCGTTGTTCCCGTCTTGCCCGTTTTGGCGGTGCCTCCTAAAGCATCAATGATGACATCATCCATGGAACGCCCAATCGCGGCGGCTGCTGCCCGACTGTAACTGCTCGTTGGATCTGCCAACATTCTTACTTTATCAGCATCGTCAATTAGGTCAGCCCATTCGTAAGTGGTCAGGCTGACCATACGCCGAGAGTGTGGCGTTTCTACAAGAGGCGTATCTCCGTGTCGGCTGGTACGGGCAACGGCTGCTGCCTCTCCCACCTGATCGAAGAATGCCTTTTCGCCAGTGACAGATTCACTGTCAACGGCACCTCGCAACAGACTTCCCATCTGCTGCGAGAGCATTGAGACGTTTGCAGAAAACTGATTTACAAACGCCGTAGTGATTTGAGTAGACATTACTCATGCTCCTACAGTTGTGGTTGTCAAATGCGTGGGTTGTCAGTCTTTCGACTGGCCTACTATCGCTTTGGGCGATTAGTCCGCCTAACTCACAGGCTTGCGCCGAGGGGCTTTTTTGGGCTTATCCTCGGATTTTTTTATGAACTCCATGTACTTTGTTGCCAAATCAACGGGATCTGCGGTGGTGCGTGCATTACCAAACTCAACGGCAAGACGCAGACATTCAAGCCTAAGTGCTTCACTCTCCATGTAACTGACCTCTCAAATGTAATACTTGGTTTACTATGCGTGTGTGATCGGGATGTTGTTTTTCCCAATACGGTGAATTTTTTGCGGTCAGACCCATAATCTGATCCTGTAGATTCTGATCAGTTATGCCGGGTGTGCTCTCACGACCGGCAAGACCGTCTTCGGATATTTCCGTGTCGATGTAATCGGCAATGCTGACCATGAATTTTACAAGGTCAGGGTTATCGCCAAGCAGAGTGCCATCAGCTAGTCTGATCTCGGTTAGGTCTGGCGCATCAAATTCTGTCAATAGCTGGTTGGCTGTCTCCATTTTGGTGTCAAAGTCTTTACCGTATTCTTTACGAAGACTGGTTTCGACCTCGGAGCGGTGCTGCTCAAGGCTTGCCTCTGATACCTCGACCTGGCCTCCAGCAAACTCTTCATACTGGGTGGCTAACCGCTGTGCTTGTCGCTCCGATAGACCCGCGCTGTGGGCCGCGTCTCTGAACCAGTTTGTAAACTCTTCGTTGCTGCCGTCACCAAGCTCAAGCTCATAGTCGGCTGGCTGGTCGGGTCTGCCAAACTTGCTGTAGACTTGCTCCCAGTCTTCGTCGGTAGCCCAGTTGCCTGGTATCGCCACCTTGTCCGCACCAACCATTTTTTGCGCGTTGATGTAGCTTTTAGCCATAGCCTCAACGCTGCCAATGTGCTGGATGCTGGGATCTGCTGATATCTCTTGTGGTAGTGATTCGCGCCAATCGTCAGACGGGGCTATCTCTTGCGAGACCTCCGCTACCTGCTCTTGTTCACTCATTATTTACTGCTCCTTTGGTTCGCCCCTTAAGGTTGAGTGAAGGAACAGCAGTACATCGCGCTGGCCCTCACGAAATGCCGTTTCATCGGAGTTTGGGACGAAGCTTGTTCTGTAGACTCCAAATCGTCGGCTTAAATCTTCGAGGATTATCTGACCATCCTCGCTCTCAAAAATCGATTTGTAGGTGGCGCGAAGATCCTTCGGATCGATCACTCTGCACCGCCCTGCAAGACGCTCAGATCGACACCGGCTTCACGCGCCTCTTTGATGGCGGGTGCGGCCTGACCCGCTGCCTCGGCGGTCTGCATAGCCATCTGCATCTGTGCCTGTTGTGCCTGTTGAGCCGCACGCTCTTCACGCACATTGGCGACTTGGCCCTGACCGCGCACTACGGCGGCTGGTGTGTTGGTCACTTTAATAATATGATTGGCGAGACCGTCCATATCCAAGTAATCAATAACGCTTGGATCAAGATTCATAAGAGGCATCAGGAACTCAATCATTTGCAAGATCGACTGCACATCACCTGAGCGCTGCGCTCTTGCCAATGGGCTCACATACTCTATGTCGATTTGATCTTGTCTCAATATCTCGGGTGCCGGTACAAATTGTTTTTGCCGCGCAAGGATGTTGAAGGTGCGGTTGATGAGTGGTTGAAGAAGCTCTGCTTGCAATCTCCCGAGAACCGGCCCAAGCAACCGCATTTTCTCTTCGGTGCGTTGTATTACCTCGGTAGCCGTCATTTGCGGACCTTGCCCGAGTATAAGCTGGTCTACATAAAAAGCGGCACGGATGGCTTGGCGGCGTTGCTCCAGCATGGCTTCGCCAAGCGGGTTGTTCGCGCCGATGTTGAGTTGCTCGATACGGTCTCGGGTGCCGCTGCGGTAGAAGTTGAGGCCGCCCGGTGTGGTTCTGACCGGCAATAAAAAGCCGTCATCCGGAACCATGAGCGGCGGGTGTATCTGAAGCTGTGCGGCCCGTATGACGATCTCAGACATTTTATTGACCATGCGGGTGTCTGCCAGCGCGGTCATGCTGGGACTTCTTCCATAGCCCCGCTCAAAGCTTGCCTTTAGAAAACGTGGAACAACGTAAGGGAAATCATCGTATCCGCTTTCTCCAATAATCTGTTTGTCCTCTGGGTCAATATAAATGCTGGCAAACGGTTTGTTTGTTGCATTTTGTTTCCGTGCATCGCGCTCTTCACGAGGCATCACAATATGTAGCAGTTCGATCTCGGCGTAAGGGTCATCTTGGTTAAGTTTTGCAATCCTTTGTGTAACCTGTTGCTCCCCGAACTGCTTCACGGCTGCGCGTGCCGATGTTTTGTAGGTTCTGAAAACACCGTCAACACGGCCTTGTTCGTTCTCGGTGACCCAGCACTCGGCGATGTGTCGCGTACTAAAGCGTATGCCGTTAGGCTCATCGGCTTCAATAAACATGACGCCTGTGCCAAAGGTCACAAGATCGCTGTATAGCTCATGCACCTGTTCTTGAAAGTTGCTGCGTGCCAGATGCTGGTAGAGCACATCGGTGGCACCCTCAAGCCATTCCTTTGCCTCATCCTCGCCGTTGAGGTCGTCATTCTCGTAACGCAAAGAGAACCAAGGGGTAGCCGCATTTGTGAGCATGCCGTGAAGACTTGCCGCCATAAGCTCTGCCGCATGGATGGCGGTGCCGTCAAATATAAGCTCAGAGCGTTTATCACCGCTGGTGCGCTTCTTCGTAATGTCGGCTTTTCGCGGCACAATGTAATCGGCAATTTCTTGCCAGTGGCTTTCCCAAACGCTGCGTTGCGTTTTGAGCGTGCCATAGCGCTTCAGGAGCCCTGTTGCTCTCGGATCGTCCAAGCGTCTAGCTCCCTAATAATGTTTTTCTTGTTGTGGGTGCCTCGTCTTGCAGACCTTGTGCGCCGGTGGCTATGGTACTGCGGTAGCCTCTTCTGCGTGCGCGGCGTTTTTGCACACGCTCGGCCTCTTTGGTGTCCTTGGGCTTAATGGGTGGTGGTGGTGGCGGCGGTGGCGGTGCTGGCATCTGGGGTGGCTTATCGGGATTTCCGCACATGGTTTTTTCCTCAAGCTGCTTGTGGTGTAAACGGGTTGTAGTCGCGGACGGCTTCGCGCTGCGGCGGCATTCCGTTAAAGGTATCTGTCTGCTCCAGGCCGACTGCCATATAACGAAAGGCATCGGCGGCGTGACTTGACCAATCGTGAATAGGCTTATCCTTAAATTGTCGTGTGCGCTCCGAATAAGCGCGGTGGTAGTGCCGCAGAGCTTCAAGACCCTTGCGGCAGTTGTCTCTGTCGAAGTAACAGCGCGGTATCAGCATACGTGCCGCGTGAATGCCATCTTCAATCGGGAGGCGCGGCACTACGCGAAACGTAAGTCCGAGACTGTAGGCGGCTTCTCTGCGGCTCTTGCCGGTCCCCATTTCCTTTACTTCAAGGTCGTGTGGACCGTAGTGGGTGCCGTAGGTGTAGCCCTTGCTGTTAAGCTCGTTGACGTAGTGCGGGAGCCCCTCGCCTCTGTTCTCATAGTAATCGATGACGTGGACTTGACCGCGCCCGATTGATTGCGCGAACCAAATGGCGGTGTAATCATGCACGCCGATATCCCAAAACGTGTCCACTTTGACCTGTGGTTGGTGGGGTACGCTGGTAATTCTGTCCTGATCGTCTGCTGCCTGTAGCTCTTTGCCATATATGGAGCCCGGGACATTGGCAACCCAACTGCACTCAAACTCCTGATTGTATTGGTCCTCGGTCATCGTCGCAGCGGCGGCCTCAAGCTCATCCTGATCGATGAGGTTTGTTTCGCTGGCCTTGTACATTTTTCGTGACCAGCCTTTTGTAGAGGCTGCGGCTTGCCACAGATCGTGGAAGTAGTTGTGACCTTGTGGGGTGCCGAGAAAACAAACAGAGCCTTTTCTATCGCTGGCGGCTGGCCTGATGATGGTCGGGAACAGATCTTCGGGACAGTTTGCGACCTCGTCAATTACAAAAAAGTCTCCGTAAATGCCGCGAATGCTGTTTATGTTCTCACTGCCTAATAAGGTTATGCGTGCGCCGTTTGGCAAGTCGGCACGCAGTTCTGTCTCATTGTATTTTGTGTTTGGTATATTCTTTGTAAATTGTTTTATGTAGTCCCATGCTACCAGCTTGGATTGGCGGAAGGTGGGACTGATGTAAAAAAGGCGCGGGTTTGGTTTCTGCTCTTCGATGGCGCGTTTAATCAGGTGATTGACGGCACAAACTGTTTTGCCCCACCGGCGGTGCATCACAAGGACGTTGAAGCGGTGACTGTCCAGCATTTTATGCACCTCCACTTGCAGGGGGCGCGGTGTGTAGTCAATCTCAATTTTTTTCATTTATTTTGAGCGGCCCATCAGGGATCTTTTTTTCCTATTCTTCTTGCTGTTTGGGAAACCTTTTTTCATGTCACCATAGGCGGCTGCGCTTATGGTGCTTTTCTTCTTTGAGCGGCTGGTGCCAGCCCTTTTACGGCGGTTGATGTTTTCGTATAAGCTCATTCTTTGTGCCTCGTGTGCTTGTTATTTTTTGCGCTTCTTCGCGTTTCGGCGCAGCATGGAAAAGTCTTTGCCGTCTAGTTTGTTTTTGGGGTTAGCCATTGCGGCCATCTTCTTTTGTTTGCTGCTGTAGGGTCCGGGCATTATTTTTTGTTCCTTTTGCTGATTGCTGCTGCTTTTTTGCGTGCGTCCGCTTTGGAGGTTGCGCCCCATCTGTTGAGAGAAAGAAGTAAGCGGGTGGGTCTGCCTTTGCTATCGCGCTCTGGGCCTTTGGCGTTGCCCATGCGTGCCAGAAACGAGGCGCGGCGGGGGTTATCGCCTTTGCTGACAGGTGCCTTGAGGTTGCTGCCCGGGTTCTCGCGCTCGTAGCTTTTACGCCCTTTCTCGTTGAGTCCGCCCTTGGGGTTCTTGCCTTCTTTGCGCTGCCAGGCGGCGGTCATTACTTACCTACTTGCTTCTGTGCTGCTTTGTGAGCCTTTGAGAAGCTTGCGCCGCCGCGCATGAGCCGCCGCATCATGCTCATATGCTTGCTGGTGTGGTGAACACTGTGTTTTTTAAGAGTCTTTTTATCGCGCTTGGTAATCATTTCTTGCTCCGGTTTCGGCCCCGCGCCATGACTGAGAGGTTGGCGGTGCGGTTGTCGCGGGGGTTGCCGTTTCGGTGGTCTACATCCTTGCCATCGCCTTTACGTGTGCGCCCCAGTGCCGTCATCTTTGCCCGTGCGGCGTTGCGACCAGCGCGGTTTTTCTTCTGCGCCGGTTTGCTGTGGTAGCTTTTGTATTCTGCCGTGTAATTACGCATAGGGTTGATGGCTCAGTGTGGCTGTGACTGTGTTGTGTACGTATTATATGTGTATAGACAGCGCCCGATACACTAGGGGGGTGGGGGGGGTCATACTGTCAAAATACAAACAACACTATCACCATATCCAATCCCGATTTGTGTCAGATCTGTGGCAGATACTCATAAGTTATTGATAAGATTAATATTGCCACGGGTTTATTACCCGAAACCCTAAGCTTTGGGGGTATATAACTACATATGCAGTTGATCTCATGCGTATTGCTATGATTCTGAATGCTGTTATTACCCGTTGTTCTCAATCACTTTCGCTTTGCCATTCACGACCTTGGGCTCTGGCTTACTCTCCCCCCAAACCAGAACAATCCCTCCACTATTATCGACATCCTCTTTCTTGTGACGAACCCCCCTTGGCTGCATCTTCGAGAACGTCCATTTCTTCGTGTCGACCTCAAGCCGCTGCCGTTGCACCCAAGCATTAGACAGCTTCGGATCAAGCTCCGCTGGTATTGGTAGTTCTGCCAGGTCGTGTAACTCATCCGCTAAAACCTCAGCACCAATCGCTCGGGCCTTCGCGTACATCTCATAAAGCTTTTCATCCCGTTGGACCCCTTGCAACACAGTCACAAAATGCGGCATTTCTTTTGAACTATCACAGATACCGCGCAAACTTTTCCCCAAGGCAAGTTGGTCGCAAACCTTAGCCATACGCTCAACAGTCAAGCGCTTATTTGATTTCTTAACTTTACGCATAAAAAAAGGCCCGGAACCCGGACCACCCCACAACCCAAAACACAACGCCCCAAAGCGTAATAATTCATTACCTTATTTCGCACGTTTCAGCAACCCCCTAATTCACTTTTTTTCAGCCCATACCATAACTCCAAAATAGCCCTTTCAAACCGCCTCTTTACCGTCTCAGGATGAACCCCCAGCATCCGCCCTATCTTGCTCCACGCTGGCCCCCTTTGCCGCCTTACGGCACTATGAGCACAAGCCCAAACCAATTTCCGGTCATCCACCCCCAGCCGAACCGTCAATCGCAACGCCCAGTCATAATTCCGAACCGCACTTGCCGTAGCCGGTGCCACATTCACAACCGCTCCGCTATACCCATATGCAAGCCCCGCATCGTCAGCCGTCTCAGGCCAGCACGCCTTGACTCGTAAATCAAAAGCCCTGGGCAACCGTCGTTCGGTATCAGCCGCCTCGAAAAACAGCCCAGCCAAACCCGCAACACCACCACAATGCCGCGACACCAATTCACTTAAAACACTATCATCCATAAAAACCCCCACAAATCAGCCCCGATACGGTGACCGCAAACCGCATTCTATAGGAGAATGCGGTTTTTGCGGTCAGATACCGCATTATCCGCGCCGACCGCATTGCGGTGTTTGCGGTGTTTGCGGTCACAAAATACCCCCTTGACCCATACAACACTATTGTATATAACCTAATATAACGTAACAAATTGTTACGCCTGCGACAAGATAGCTTGACGCAATTTGCAATAGAAAGGCAAACCAAAATGGCACCACTTCAAATAATCATCGGGATATTGTTTTTCATCGGATCGTTATACCTGTCAGTTACAGGCTATCACCTCGTAAATGGCTACGGCATTCCGCTACTCGCCATTATTTGCGGATTAACTTTCACAATCGGCGGAATAATTACCGAAATTAAAAATTACTAAGCGTGGGAATAGTCCCGCGTATTTGCAAAAGAAAGGCAAATAAAATGACACTTGAACAAACAGTTTACAACATGCTTATCGAGAACACTGGCACGCATTTACTGGACAGCGGTGGTTCAAATGGTAGAGCTTGGCAACAAAACCAAAACAAAACGCTTGAGGATTTCCGAAACGAACCCGAGGCAATCTTATCTTTTTATTCTATAGACAGAGACGAGCACGGGAACGTTACCAAAGCGTACCCAGAGATTTCGGTTTCTGTATTCCACAAACTCACTAGCGGCATTCTTTGGCTTGATGAAAAATGCCGCGAATATAACGAGCTACCATGTAAAGATTGGGATAGCAGTTTTTACGGTGTAAGCGATAGCCAATACGATTGGTTGTATATTCACGGTTTTGAGGCCGAAGGCAAAGGTTTTAACACATACAATTGGGATAATAATTTCAGCCAAATTTTGCAAGGTCAAGATTTAACCAATAATGGTGAAAATTATGTGCTGTTGCAAATTCATGGTGGAGCCGATGCCCGAGGTGGTTATACGAACGCCAAACTATTTAAACTTAGTCAGCATTGTGAGCACTATTCGGTCGTAACGGACGATTGCTCATTTGCCGTTGAAGATCAAAACGTTGAAACAAAAACCAAGGATATGTTCACCGGCGGTTATCGTGACAATTTAATCGGCCTTGATTGGCGCGGCGAGTGGATTGACTGGGACGGGCGTTGTGCGACCGATGATGATATTGCTCAAATTGCTCAAATAACTGATGGTCAAGATATTCACGGCCACCAAAATAATGAATTTTAGGGGGGTGTTCAAAATGAAAACCGCCCGATTTTACACAAATATTATCCGTGAGACCCGTTTAGCAGTTTGCTTGAAAATCAAGCCCACAGATAAACGCGGTGTTTGGTTTCCCAAAAGTCTTATTAGTTTAGATGACCTAAACAAAACCGTTACGGTTTCCAATGATATCTGGTATCAAAAACAAAACTCACAATAATTTTTTGCGGTGGCAATCAGGCCACCGCTATTTGCACAGAAAGGCAAAACAAAATGAACACCGAGAAAGCATTTAAAGACGGGCAAGAGGCGGGTTTCGACGCGCTCGAAGCGCTAGGCAAAATATATGATGGCGAAGATCAGGCAGAAATGCCAAGCGTCTACGCTGGTCTACTTACGACGATAATGCATTGCATGTTTGCACATGCGCCCTCTGAAGAGGCCGCCGATGAAATTATAGCTTGGGCTCGAAAAATGGCGGAAGAGGATTGGCAAGAAGAACAAGCAAGAGGGGAAGGATAATGATTAACAAATTTAATGAGGCGTTATCCCATTTTAGCCATCATTTTGGGCCTTATGTAACCAACACGGAAAAGGGTTATTTCTGGCCCGGTAAATCAGGTACTGGCATGCGCGACCAGTTGGACGAAAACGGGTATTGGCTAGAACTAATAGACGACAAGGAGCCAAGTGTCATTATCCATGATTTTTACACGTTTGACCCAGATTTGCCAGATTGGGCGATAGAGTATGTCGTAGGATTTTGTAAGATACATAACATCAAATGCAAGTTATGACCTTATACAAAAACCTACTAAACGTGAGCGGCCTCTCCCACCTAGAGGCCGCTCATTTCCATGATGTGCGGCGCGACACCATCAATTCCTGGTCAAGTGGCCGCAACCCCACGCCCAATGGAGTAATGCTCGAAATAGCAACACTCATTCAAAAAATGCACGCGGCAGTAGACGAAACCATGGCCGCTGTAGCGCAGCAAAAAACCAAACCACAAACCATTGAGCTTGGGCTATGCAGCGATGACCACGAAGCCCAAACTTTGGGCTGGCCTTGCGTATCAGTTCACGCCCGAGTTATCGGCACCATTGCCGCGCAACTCATCGCGCTTGGTCATACGGTCGAAATAGTCCCCAGGGGCTCTACCCCTTCAACCGCTGCCGCAATTGAGGCCCATGATTAACTATCATAAACCCACGCCACACCATCAAGAAAACCCACAAATTCATCGCCAATTAATTGGTCGGCAGCCCTGCGAAAGTTCGTGGACTTGTGCTTGCTTTCTCCCGTCATCAATCGATAAGACTCTGAACGCCACAGCTCCTCCGAAACCACACGCTTACTACCCTGCTGCTGGCCGTGCTCAATAACCACATTCTGCAACGCCTTCAAAACGATACGCTGAACCTTGCCTACCGGACGTTTTTTGCGTTGAGAAATCGGCGCATCTGCCGCAACCACCACACACGAAGTAACCTCCTTGCCTCGTGCATTGACCCCAAGTGGAACCACACTTAATGAAAATGCAAACTCGCCCCCCGTCTCCAACTCCCGTTGCTTTGTTACCCGCGCGACCGACACACCGTCACCCCCGCTTACTTCAATTTCGGTATCTGTTGCTGCCCTCAACGACGAATGACCCCGAGCCCCTTTTGCCTGATCCTTGCCGGTGTGGTGTATCAGCATCACATGCGCCTTGGTCTTTTCCCGCAGTCGATCACAATTGGCTATTAACTTCCCCATGTCCCCTGGCCCGTTCTCATCTCCTCCCGCCATCACACGTGCCAAAGTATCCAAGACAATGAGCCCCGCCTTTTTTACTCGCGCCGTATTAATAAGGCGCTCGACCGCCTCTTCATCGCCCAGTAAATCCATAGCTACCGGAATCACATAAAAAGGCACAGACTCTTGCAAGTTATTATGGTTACGAAAGGCTGCTACCCTGTTCCTGATTCCATAAGAACCCTCCGCCGCAACATACAGTGCGGGTGCCTGGTCAACGTCCAATCCCCGCCACTTTCTACCCAGCGCCACATGCAGCGCCAAATCCGATGCGAAAAATGTTTTACCCACATTAGAAGGCCCATAAACCACGCTCATGGCACCGGCGATCAATGTGCTCTCAACAAAATCATCAGCGCTCAAAACCGGCTTGATGGTATCCGCATCCAGAGTCGCATAAACAAAGCTCTCATCAAGCTCCTCTGCATCAAACTCCCGGAACCCCTTTAATACCTCCAGCAGATCCGCATCATTAACCGCCAGCCAATCAGACGTATCAGACCTGCTAGGCATATCCTTGCACACATCACAAAACCGCACTGATTTGGCTACACCGGCAACCATCGCACAAGTTTGCTGTGCGCCTTGCTGCCCAACTACGTCATTATCAGGAATAACGTACACATCACGATCAGCAAAGTAGTGAGCACAGTTGTCACCCCACGGCGCTTTCGCACCGCCGCTTTTCGTTGTTGCCACCAAGCCCTTTGCCCGTAACGCTTCGACATCTTTTTCACCCTCCACCACAATCACGTAATCACTTTTCAGCATCTCAGGCAGCCGGTATGGCAACCGCTCAACGCCGTCCATGCAGCCTTTACCCTCACGCCATGCGCCATCAACAAACGCTCGGGGTTGGAAGTATTTAGGTGCAAACCGTTTGACCTGGTATTTGAGTTCACCGTCTGCATCCACATAGTCGTACTTATCAACCACCATGCGTGTGCTTCCATTAACAAACGGCTTTACGGCCTCACCATTAAAAACGCCGCCGCTCCAGTGCTCAAAGTCAAACCATTCGCCGCTTTCAAGGTTCACGCTCACACTGCCCTTGTTGCCGAAACGCAATTCGGTTTTTGAGCTAAACCTTTTATTTGGCTCTCCGAATTTTTCCCTCGCGGCGGTCTCTATATTCATCCCCATATTCTCTAATCACATTCCAAACTTCTGATTCTCTGACACCAATTACCACCGCAACCTCAGCCGTGCTCATGCGGTGGCGGTAATATAAATCAAGGATTGCATTCATCTGCTTCCATTATCGCTCTTCCGATTTGTTCGACGACTTGCGGGACGACGGCATTTCCGAGGGCTTTAAGTCTGTCCACCCTGTTGGGAACCCCATGAGCCACTCGACCCACTGGGGGTTCAAAGTCCCAACCCCTGTGTTTCTGACCTCTGGGTGATTGCCCATCATCTTCTGCATTTTGCCGTTGGGTGTACCGCAAGCGTCTTCGTTCGCTGTCGGTGTCGGCCACATTTTTTTTTCTTCTCGAAAAACTCTGATCGTTAATTTGCTGTCGTCTCGACTGCCCAAGCCTCTGTCTGTTTGCGTTGGTGTGTCCTTGTAATCCCTCGCCATTGGCGTCGGCCACCAGCTTCCTGGGTCGCGGGACTTCATCGACGGAGCCATCTGGTTCGCCTTGGCTGTCGGCGTGTGCAATAATCCAGACTCTGTCGCGTCGGTGCGGCGCATCGACACTGCAAGCTCCAATAATAAATGGGACGGCTTGATACCCGATGCCTTCCAAGTCAGAAAGGCTGCGCTCGAGCCCCATTGGTTGGTTAACAAAGCCGCGCACATTTTCGCCAACAAGCCAGCGTGGCCGTAACTCTCCAACAAGGCGAGCCATTTCCGGCCAGAGATCACGGTCATCTTCTGCGCCTCGCTGCTCCCCGGCTTGGGACCAGGGCTGGCAAGGAAACCCACCGACGATGATGTCAACTCTTCCAAGTCGATCTGTGTCGATGGTTCGCACGTCGTCGTAGATTGGCGTGTTGGGCCAGTGCTTTCGCAAGACGGCTTGGCAGAACTTGTCTTGTTCACAGAAGGCGATGGTTTGAAAAGCTCCTGCTGAACACAGCCGCTCCAGTGCATATGAGAATCCTCCGATCCCGCTAAAGAGGTCGAGCACATGAAGTGTTTTTTTTTATTCATCACCCAGCAACTTCCGAAACGTTACACTGCCCTGCTTGTAGCCGAGACCCCGATAAAAGCGGCCCGCCAGTTCATCGGATATGCCAGCGGATACCCCAAAGCTAATCTCTTGCACGCCTATGCTTTGAGCCCATTTCTCATAGGCTTTGACCAGCCTCACCGCCGCCATGCCACCCCGCGCATCGGGATGCACATACGTTAAAAAGTCACAGACAATTTTGTGATCAGGGCAAAAATAGTGAGAGCTTACAAAACCGGCAATTACGCCGTTAATGCCGCCCTCCGCCTCGGAAACAAATACGCCAAACTCTTTCTCACGCCCCACAGCCCATGCCGTATAGTTAAGAAGATGATCACGATCAAACTCGAACACGTTAAACACGCTCTCTCTATGCATGACGGCCCCGAGATCCACAATCTCACACACATCGTCGATCATGGCTCTTCGCACTGCCATTAGCTTAACGACTTCAACCCAAACGGATCTTCAGCTTCATAGGTTTGCTGCATCTGCGCGTCATGTGACGGCTGGATTTCGTTCATGCGCCCGACGACACATTGCAGAAACTGTAACCATTGCTCCTTGCTCAAACTTGCAAGGTCACTGATGCCAATGCTGTCAAGGTACTCGCCACCGGCTTTGCCGCTTTCGAGCAATAGCGCATTCTCAGCTTGTGAAAAGTCTGTCATTCGTCATCACCTATATATTTAAGTTTTACGCTGACTTGGTTTTTTTGCGTGTAGAATCGCTCAAGCTCGTCTCCATAGGTTGCTTTGACCGCCGCCACATCAAGGCGCTTTGGCGAGGTCTCTTGTATGACCGCTTCCCAAAAGGCACCCTTTTCTCCGCCCGACTCCTTCAGCGCCAAAACAATTTCAGCCTCCCGCGCCTTCATTATTTTTATCTCCCGGCGAACCTTCTCCAATCGATCAGGCAGCGGTAAATTTGTGCTCTCACTTTTGTTCGCTTCAAACGGTTGCATTGGCACCTCCATCTATCCAAATTGATTTATCAACAAGCCGATAGGTAACGCGGTTGCCCACATCATCAACATCAAGAACCTCGCCGCCAACAAATGCTGGCCGGTAACGCTGATCCGCGCAGCCCTTTATTTGCTTTTCAAAATCGAGATCCTGTTTGTGCCTTCGGCAGTGCCACGCGCCACTGGCAATCGGCTCAACCCAAACACAAGAGCGGCAATTCCTAAGCGGTGCTTTGCCTTCATGGCAAATAGAACTGAACTCGCACCAACGACACATATAGTAAGAGGGGGTCTCTGCTATCCGGTCAGGTAAGCGGTCATCACAGCCGTAAATAATATTTCGCGCACGCTCCACATAAAACAGAGCAGCTTCTTTATCAAACTCAGTGCGGCAACTGTCCCACTGTCTGCCACCGGCGCTGGCAACAACCATGTATCCGCGTTTGCGACCACGATACAGCATGTAAACCTGATGCTGTGCGTAGTAGGTTTCTGACCATGCTTTGAGCGTTGCCTTCTCACCTTGCTTTTCTTTTAGCTTTACAAAGTCCGCAAACCGCTTGTCACTCACACATTTGACTTCAAGGACGTGCGGCGTTTTCGGCGCTTGCACCAGATTAAATATCTCGCCGTCAAGATGCCCCACAAAGTGACCGTCATGGTCCATAACCTCAATCTGCTTGCCGGTTTCGGGGTCAACATCCATGACCGTAACCCCTGCCAAACGCAAACGCTCAATAACGAGGTCTTCAGTGCGATGCCCATCCGCAAAGTTTTTGAGTGTAATCGCATTGAAAGGCTTACCGCCAACCATCGCGTGCCGGTAAGCACTTTTGCGAGGACAGTCACCAATGGCGCTCATACCGAGATAGCCTCTCGGCTTGCGCTTTGCCTCTCTCTTTTCAAGCTCACGGTCAGCGCGGTCTAGTGTTGGGTCT